AAAGACTGCATCTGGGATAATTTTACCTCAAGAAACTAGAGACACCGAGAGGGCGCAGAACCCTGTAGGCAAGGTGATTTCAGTAGGCCCGTTGGCGTTCAAGAAACGCGACACAATGGAGCCGTGGCCTGAAGGGTCATGGTGTGAGGTAGGTGACTATCTACGTGTTCCTAAGTGGACTGGAGATAGATGGGAAGTTCGTGTCGCAGACGACGAGAGTATCGAGTTTATGATTATGAACGACCACGAAGTAATCGCTAAGATTACGGGCAATCCATTACAGACAAAGGCATTCATATGAGTAAAGACCAAGCATCGCAAGAAGCAAAGGAGATGATGACTATTCAGGAGGGCGTAGACGGCGGTGCCGTTGTAGACCTACCCGATAGCATTCCATCCCCTCATGTTCAGGCTGGTGAAGAGAGTGATGCCTCCGATGAAGCCGCTGAACGTAGAGAGATAGCTGAAACTGGCTCTGTAGACCCTGAAATGGACGAGATGCGTGCTGCTAAACGCAACAAACGTCGTGCCAAGAAGGACTACCACAAGCAAGTTGAGGTAGAAAAAGACGTAAAACTGAATCATTTGACGCGACAGAACCAAGAGTTGCTTGAAAGACTGTCCTCTTTAGAGAAGAAGTCCCACGGTTCGGAGATTGCACGCATTAATAAGGCAATTGAAGACCAAGAGAGCAGAATTCATTACGCTAAAGGCAAAATGTCAGAGGCTACATCGACTGGTAACGGTGATTTACTCGCCAATGCACAGGAAATGTGGTTTGAGGCACGCAGAAGCCATGAGGCGCTTGAGAATCTGAAGAGTAGAGCTGTTCAGCCCCAAAGGCCGAACACTATTCAGGCTCCAGACCCCATGCTACAGCGTCATGCGAGCGAATGGATGATGAACAACTCATGGTATGACCCTAATGGGAAAGACCCTGATTCTCGTCGTGCGTTAAATGAAGACCAAATCCTTGCGGATGAGGGCTACGACCCAAGAACTGCCGAATATTGGGAAGAGCTTGATAATCGCTTGCAAAAGTACATTCCACACCGTTATACTGTGGATAATGACGAAAGACCGTCTCAAAGAACTAGACCGAAGAGTGTTGTCACAAGTTCAGGACGAGAATCTTCGCCGAGTAATAGTGGTGGAAGAAATGCATTCCACTTATCACCCGAAAGAGTGAGAGCTATGAAAGATGGAGGCTATTGGGAAGACCCTGAGAAGCGTGCGAAGATGATTCGCAGTTACGCACTTGCAGATAAACAATCAGAAAGTAATAGGAGATAGAAATGGATACTCGTATAAAGAAATCATTGTCAACTGGTGGACGCGAAAATCGCGGGAGTCTTGATAAAGTTCGAGAGGCACCAGAGGATAAGTTTATTTCAGCCGAAGAGCGTCGAAAGATGTGGAAGGATGAATGGACACAAAGTGCATTGCCCAATGTCCCTAATTTAAAGGGGTGGCATCTTTGCTGGTTATCAACAACCAACAGCTATGACAGCATTGACAAGCGGATTCGACTAGGGTACGTACCTGTGAAAGCAGATGAGTTACCAGAGTTTGACAATCACCGCGTAAAGGCTGGCGAACACGTAGGTTATGTAGCGTGTAATGAAATGTTGTTATATAAGATTCCGATGGATTTATATCAGGATGTTATGGCACATTTCCACCATGAGGCACCTCTTGAGGAGGCGAATAAAATCAAACTTCAAGCAGAGGCAGCAGCAGGGGCACGCGACAGGAACGGGAGAAATCTCGCTCAGGTTGAAGGCGAAGGATTGGGCGAAATAGACAAACCGATGCCATCTCCGCAATTTGCGGGGTAGGCTTTAAAATATAAAGGAGTTATTTATGTCTGCAACCTCTGCTCCGTTCGGTCTGCGTCCTGCATTTCATCCATCTGGTTTGGATAGAGCGCAAGCGCTTGCTGGCGGAATTGCATCAGCCTATGCCGATAACATCTTGAAGGGTCAAGCCATCACGTATGTTCAAGCTACAGGAAATATTGAAATAGTAGCTGGTACCGAAGCCTTCTCTGGCGCCTTTGCTGGTGTCGAGTGGACTGACGTTACTGGACGTCGCCGCGTATCGAACTTTTGGCCTGCAAACACCGCATACCAAACAGGTTCATGCGTAGCATATTTTTACAACGACCCTAACATCGTGTATGAGATTCAAACAGATGCTACCGTTGCACAGACTACTCTCGGAAACGAAGCAAATCTGAGCAATCTAAACGCTGGTTCAACTTCTACAGGATTGTCCCAAGCCACTCTATCAGCCTCTATGGTTGGTACTGGTGTTCAAGGACAGATGAGAATCGTTGATTTAGCTCCTTATGCGGATAACGCTTGGGGTGACCCATTCGTAATAGTACGTGCTACTGTGGCTAAAACCCAGTTCGTGGCTCCGTCTGTTGCTATTTAATAAAGGAGACTAGAACATGGCCGCACCAATGCGTAGTACGGACTTTAGAAGCATCGTTGAACCAATCCTTAACGAATGCTTCGATGGAGTCTATGACCAACGTACCGATGAATGGTCACGCGTTTTCCGTGAACAAGAAGGTATTCCACGTAACTACCACGAAGAGCCAGTCCTGTACGGATTTGGCGCAGCACCTCAATTGCCTGATGGAACACCTGTTACCTATCAGCAAGGTGGTGTACTCTTCCTCAAGCGCTATGTATACAACGTCTATGGCCTAGCCTTTGCGTTGACCAAAGTGCTAGTAGAAGATGGCGACCATATCCGTATTGGTCAGGTGTATGCAAAGCATCTTGCTCAGTCATTGATTGAGACCAAAGAGACTTTGTCAGCTAACGTGCTTAATCGTGCTTTCAATGCAGCATACCCCGGTGGTGATGGCGTTGAGTTGAACGCAACTAACCACCCTATCGTTAACGGTACTGCCAGCAACTTGCTGACAACTGCCGCTAACTTGTCGCAAACATCTCTTGAGCAAATGCTTATCCAAATCCGTCAGGCAGTGGATAACAACGGCAAGAAGATTCGTTTGGTTCCACGCCAATTGGTTGTGGCTCCGGGCAACATCTTCCAAGCTGAAGTATTGCTGAAGAGCGTATTGCGTTCGGGTACTGCTGACAACGACATCAACCCAGTTAAGTCAATTGGACTGTTGGATGAGGGAGCTGCTGTATTGTCCCGTCTGACTAGTGCAACTGCATTCTGGGTACAAACTGATGCTCCTGAAGGTATGAAGTTGCTGATGAGACGTAAACTTGAAAAGACCATGGAAGGTGATTTCGAGACCGACTCAATGCGCTACAAAGCCACAGAGCGTTACGATGTTGGCTTTACCGACTGGCGTGCTATGTACGGCACACCGGGAGTGTAATAGTTAGTTGTAAATAGTAGTAAATTCTAGGGTTTCGACTCGTTAGACTGTCCTAGCAGACGCATACAAGACTAACGAGTCATTTACTTTGTATGGAGGAAAATAATAATGGGACAAACAACTTTTTCAGGCCCGGTAACATCAAAGGCAGGTTTTAATTCTGATGACACACTAAATTCTACTGATTTAGCATCAGGCTCTTATAATTTAACAGACTTTACTGTACGCCCTGCTGTAACCTATACAGGCACGGTAGCAGCTTTAGTAGGCGCAGTAAATCAACGCACAGCGGGTGTTTCAGGTGGTAACATTTTCGGATGTTATGCTCAAACATCATTTTCTAATAACCCAACAAGCACACTAACAGGTTTAAACACTGCTGTTTATGGCGTGGTTGACTGTGGTTCTAGCACATCTATTGGAGCAGCTTACGGAGCAGTTTTTGATTTTGCGCAATTTGCAGGAACAAGAGCTTCAGCACCAATAGCATTTATAGGGTTCGGTGAAGAATCTTCTGCAACTAATCCTTGTTTAAATTTACTTGAAGTTGGTAGAACTGGCAAAAATGTGGCTGCAGGTTTAGCAGTTACAGCAGGAACAGCATCTACCCCTGCAGGTCAAATTAGAGTTTTAGTAAATGGTTCTATTCGTTATATCCAATTATATTCAACCTCAATATAATGACTGAACACGATATACAAGAAAGACTTAAATCTTTGGACGCCCAACGTATTCAAATGGAAGCAAATCTAAATGCAATAGGTGGGGCTATCCAAGAGTGCCATTTTTGGTTAGCAAAGTTCAGTCAATAACGAAAAAGGAAAATAAAATGGGTCAATTTAAACCGATGGTAAAAATGGAGACCACAGAGCCTTCAGTAATACTGAAACTCAAAAGTGGTGGTCATGTGAACATGAAGAAGGGTGGTAGCACCTCTCATGGTCATAAAGCAATGGGTAGGGCTGACGGCGGTATCATGGACGCACTAGCTGGAACACCGTCACTTGTTGGTCGTCCTGCTATGGCGGCTCCAGTCCAAAAGATTGGCAAGCCATCCATGTCAGCACGCCGTAAGGCAATGATGGCTAAGCCAGCAATGTCAATGGCACCTGTTATGAAAGAAGGTGGCAAGGCTGATATGGCTCAAGACAAAGCTATGGTCAAGAAAGCCTTCAAGCAACACGACGCTCAACAACACAAGAACGGTAAGGGAACTAAATTGGCGCTTAAAAAAGGCGGCAAGATGGCTACTGGTGGAGTCGTTCTTGGTAATGGTGGCGGTTACAAGACTGGTGGCGTTGTCCTAGGCAATGGCGGTGGTTACAAAGATGGTGGTATGGCTTGCGCTACTGGTGGAGTTGCCTTGGGTAACGGTGGTGGCTACAAAAAAGGGGGTAAGACCTCAAAAAAAGCCTACGCGGCGGGGGGTACTGTTAATTCAGGCAAACCTGTCGCGATGCCTCAAGGTAGCAAGAAGCCACAATCACCTGTAAGCATCAGCAAGCTAGCTGGTACCTACAAGAAGGGTGGTAGAGCAACTCCTGCTGAGAAACGCGAAGAGTCTGCATTCAATTCAGAGAATGCTACTGCTATGCGTCAATCTAAGGCTGATAGTAACCTGAAGTATGGAAAGGGTGGAGCCGTTACCGAAAGGGATTTGGAGCTTATGGAAACAATTGGCGACCCATATTCTATTGAAATGAGGAAATCAAGGCTAAGCGATGAAGAAGCCAGAAGAATGGCTGAAATGCGACCACCAAAGGGACACGCGGCGGAAGCCAATCGTATCCGTCAAGCCTTACAGGCCACAGGTACTGGTTCTATTTCTGATGCTGAGACCAAAGGTTACGAAGACCATTATGCTAGGGAGAAAGCTGAAAATGAGGCTGATGCTCAGGCTATGCGAGACATGATGATGTACCTACCTAACAAGGCTGCTGATTTATTTCATAAGCTACATGGGCAAGGTTCTGTCACAGAAGCAGAGCGTGAAGCTACTCGCACTATCGCACCTGTAAAGCCGTAAAGTAACAAAATAGATGGGGGGTTCGCCCCCCACTTATCACTGGAGGTAGAATGAGTACACTAACAAATGTTTTCTCAGCTAACAGCAGTTCTACTGGGACTATTTACGCTGGCGCAACAAACCTTGCTGGGTATCAGATTCTGTCTGGTGGAACAGCTGGAAATATAGTTTTTCGTGATGGAGGTTCTGGTGGAACCGTTTTGTTGACAATAAGCATTGCCACCACAGCCAATCCGTTTGCAAATCAAATCCCCGGAAACGGAATTAGATTTAATACAGACATTCATGTGACGCTACCAGCAAGTGCGTCAGTAACTGTTTTCTGCGGATAATGCCAAGCAAATCACCATCTCAGCACAAACTTATGGCGGCTGTCGCACATAACCCTGCGTTCGCCAAGAAGGTGGGCATTCCTACAAAAGTGGGAAAGGAGTTTACCAAAGCTGACGAAGGTAAGAAATTTAAAGGGGGCGGTTTATATGAAAACATTCATCGCAAACAGCAAAGAATTGCTGATGGCTCTGGTGAACGTATGCGTAAGGTTGGTTCAAAAGGTGCCCCAACTGCTGAATCATTTAAGAAGTCAGCCAAAATAATAAAAAGATAGTACCAAAAGGTCATGTAAGGTACAATAATAAAACAAGCACTTGGTAAATTTAAATGGCTTACTCAGGCACAGTTGGCACAACGGTAATCAATGTTCAGAAGCTCATAGACCATGGGGCTAGGCGTTGTGGAAAGCTAGCTGAAGAGCTGACCTCTGAGCAAGTTCTATCAGCTCGTGAATCCCTGTACTTCTTCCTATCTAGCCTGATTAATATCGGCATCCAATACTGGGCTATAAACAAAGAGGTTATAGGACTAACCCCAAACCGTTACATATACAACCTACCCAAAGGCTCAGTTGATGCCTTGAATGTGCTGTACCGCACCATGGAACGCCCAACAGGGCAATATACTACCTCTGCTGGTGGTGTAGTAGCCAATGTGTACGATGGTGACACTTCAACCTTCTGCGTACAGAACTCAGCGAATGGCAACATCGCAGTCAATTACGGCACAAACAATCCTCAGTACATTGGCTCTATAGGAATACTCCCTTATGTGGCTGGAGGCGGTAGTGCTGTATTGAACTATGTATACGAATTCTCTACAGATGGCAGTACATGGAACAACCTTTACACTGGAACTGACGTAGCAGTCTCAGACAATGAGTGGGTATGGCAAGATATAGACCCCGGACAGAATGTTTTGTACTATCGGATGAGGGCTACAGGCGGTACTACGTTGAGCCTGAGAGAGCTGTATTTTGGCAATAACAGCACAGAGCTACAAATGTCACGACTCAACCGTGACGACTACACTAACCTACCCAACAAGAATTTCACAGCCAATCAGCCATTCCAATACTGGTTCGATAGGACAATACCTTTGCCTACCGTGTATCTTTGGCCTACCCCATCAGATGCCTTCGTGCAGATGACAGTGTGGTACTCACGCCAGATAGAGGACGTTGGCGCTCTCACAGACGAACTAGAGATACCTCAGCGTTGGTACGAGGCTGTCTTGATGAACCTGTCTCACAGGATGAGCCTAGAACTACCACAGGTGGGCTTGGATAGGATTCAGTACCTAGAGAAAATGGCAGTTCAATATCTTAATGAGGCTGAGCAGGAGGAGCGCTACAAGTCGCCTATCTACTGGGCTCCCAATATTTCAGTGTATACACGCTAATGCCCATCTTCATGGACACGCGTGGTCTCACATCCTTAGCGATAGGGGTATGTGACCGCTGTAAAATGAAGAGGGCGTTTGTAACGCTAGGGCCTGACCCCAACTTCCCCGGACTTCGGGTATGCGAGGAAGGGTGCAAGGATAACTTCGACCCCTATCGCTTACCAGCACGTAAGACAGAACGTATTAATTTAAGGTTCCCACGCCCAGACGTTAGTGTGGCGCTTGACCCTAATGCACTTGTTACTACTGGCAATGCACAGCTTGTTATTTCTCCAGAACAGAACACGCAAACGCCTGAAAATAATGGTAATCTTGATAACTTAAATCTGAGTCCCTAAATATGGCAAATGTGCAAATAACCGACCTTCCCTCCGCAGGAGCTATTACTGGCACCGAGGCTGTACCTATCGTACAGAATGGGGTGACAGTACAGACTACTACGTCGGCAATATCATCCTCCCCTAACCAAACACAGACCTTCTTAACTGTAAACGCAGAGGCTACTCTAGCTAACAGTAGATACGTTGGAGTTGGCTCTGGATTGCAGATTACTGACGGCGGAGCGCAGAGTCTTCTACAGATTAATCTAACAGGCGCGGCACAGGCTCTAGGAACGCTAGGAAACGGTTTTGTTGTAAAGACTAGTGCTAGTACCCTAGCCAACAGAAACATCGCTGTAACAGGCTCAGGATTGGCTGTAACCAATGGTGATGGTCAGTCTGGCAATCCAGTTGTAGCTTTGGCTGGTTTACCGCTATCTTTATCACAAATGATAGGGACTGGCTTAGTTGCCATGAACGCTAGTACGACCCTAGCACCAGTTACTATTGTTGGTACAACCGACCAAATATCTGTCGCTAATGGCAATGCATCTGCTGGCAATCCGACGATAGCTATATCTAGCAACCCAGTATTGCCCGGTGTAGCTGGCGTGTCATTGCCTAGTGGGACTACGGCTAATAGGGCTGTGTCTCCACCAAATGGCACTATTAGATACAACACAGACAACTCTACATTAGAGGGTTACACCGCTAACGCATGGAACTCTATAGCGGCAGGACTTGGCGTTACAGCCGTAACGGCTGGCACAGGATTAGATGTAGGCGCAGGCCCACAGGGTACAATCACATCAACAGGTACGCTAAACCTAGCTAATACAGCCGTAACAGCCGCATCGTATGGCTCCGCTACTGATGTCGGAACCTTCACGGTCAACGCTCAAGGTCAACTGACTGCCGCCGCTAACGTGGCTATCAGCGCCGTTTCAATTGGGGCGGTAACCGCCGTCAACGGTACAGCAAACGAAATAACCTCAACGGGCACATCAACTGTCACGTTGTCTTTGCCTAATGCCTTGACCTTTACAGGTAAGACCGTAACGGATGGCACGTTCAACATGACCTCGGCAACCGTTGGGGCAGACACTGTCACAACCAATACCGCAGCTCAGACGCTGACCAACAAGACCATAAGCGGTGCAACCAATACTTTGAGTAATATTGGTAATGCTTCGCTCACCAACAGCTCTGTGACCTACAACGGTGTCACGGTGGCTTTGGGCGCTTCTGGAACGATTACTGCGAATACAACAAATCCTCTGACCATTGGCACAGGATTGAGTGGCACTTCGTACAACGGCTCTTCTGCCGTCACGATTGCTATTGACTCAACTGTTGCAACATTAACTGGCACTCAGACGCTAACAAATAAAACAATCAGTGGCTCAAACAATACTTTGAGCAACATTGGCAATGCCTCGTTGACCAACTCCTCTGTGACTGTTGGAACAACTGCGATTGCTTTGGGTGCATCAAGTCTTACTTTAGGTGGATTGACTTCGGTTGCTGTAACTCAAGACCCCGTGTCGGCGCTGGAATTGGCTACCAAGCAGTATGTTGATGCAGTAGCCCAAGGATTAGACCCTAAAGCCTCTTGCGTGGCGGCAACAACAGCCAACATCACCCTGTCTGGAACGCAAACTATTGACAGTGTAGTGTTGATTGCTGGGGATAGGTGTTTGGTTAAAGACCAAACCTTGAGCCAAGACAACGGAATTTATTTAGTTGCTGTTGGCGCATGGACTCGTGCAACGGATATGGACAATTGGCTAGAAGTCCCCGGCGCGTTTACCTTCATTGAACAAGGAACCCTATATGCTGACACTGGTTGGGTTTGCACTTCAAACGCTGGTGGCACTTTAGGCACAACTCCCATCACTTGGGTTCAATTCGCTGGTGTGGGCTCATACACCGCAGGTACAGGACTAACCCTTACAGGAACGCAGTTCAGTATCACAAACACCGCTGTCACCGCGGCATCGTATGGCTCTGCCACTCAGGTAGGTACGTTTACAGTCAATGCACAGGGTCAGTTGACTCTTGCATCCAACGCCTCAATTGCGATTGACGGTAACCAGATTACCTCTGGCACTGTGGCAGTCGTCAATGGCGGCACAGGGGCAACAAACGCTACTGATGCAAGAACTAACCTAGTTGCCGCTAAGTCAGGCACTAACAGTGACATTACAGAGTTGTATGCTCTAAACGGAACATCTTATGGCGTGGCTTATCAAAACGCTGGAAATCAACTTATAATGGGGTCAGCATTGACATTTGACGGCGCAATGTTATTTGTACCGGGCGGAATATCTGGAGGAACATTTTAAATGGCACAAGCAAATTACACCCCAATTCAGTTGTATTACAGTACGACTGCGGCGGCTGCTCCAACTTCTGGCAACCTTGCTAATGGTGAG